GAACGCGGCCTGACGGCCCTCGGGATTACGCAGGAGCGCGTCGAGCAGTGGACGCGGACGGAGGGGACGCCCGGCGGGTGCGGGTGCGAGGGGCGGAAGAAATGGCTCAACGAGGTCGGCAATCAGGTGCAGACGGACGCGCGAAATGCGCTGATCGCGGCGAAGAAGTTTTACGTCGGGGATTGACGCCCTGCCTGCACGTTGATCCCCGTTCTACGTTGACCGTATGCCCCGCAGGAAGCGTCAACGCCGCACGGTCTACATCGCCGACCAACGCTGGAAGATCGTCCGCGCCACGCTTCGCGGCATCTACGGCGACTGCGACTACGCCACGAAAACCATTCGCATCCATGCCGGGCTCCAAGGCGTTGACCTGCTCGATACGCTCGTTCACGAACTGATTCACGCCCGTTGGCCGGATCTCCATGAGGAAGCGGTGATTGAGTTCTCGGAGACGCTGTCGGGCGTTCTGGACGCAGAGGGATTTCAGTTAGCCGACGAGGAGGAGTAATGGCGAAAGCGACCAGCATTGTTGACCAGATCGCAGCAGCGATCCCTGAAAGCCAGAGCGGCAAGCCGTGGTGGTTTCGCATCACGCCCGAGCAACGCGAATTCGTGGCCCCCGTCATGGCTGCATGGAAGGCTGGTAGGTTCGGCACCAGGAAAATGCCGGCGGCCAGGGCAATCTCTAAGACGTTGACCGAGCACGGCATCAAGATCGGCGCGCAAGGGGTGCTTGCATGGCTAAACCGGGGCGAATAGTAGCGGAGATCGCCGCCAAATTGCCGCCTCCGAAGCCGACCGCCGATGCCGAGCAGGTGACGCAGCGGAGGGAAGGCGACACGCTGGAGGCTCGCAGCACAAGCCGCCGCATCAAAACCGTCGAGGATTTGCTTCGGCACATCGAGGCCGACCTCCAGCGTTTTGAGGTTGCGGCATCGGAAGCGACCAAGTGGGAGACAGGCGACGGCGAGGGCGGCAGCATCGAACTCCATCGGGTGTTCGTGCGGCTGCGGCCCAAGGCGGGGCCGACGACGCTGGAATGCGTGGCGTCGATGATCGAGGCGGCGAAGAAGGGCATCCGCCGGCCCTTGACCAAGACTGTCAAAGCACCCAAAAAGGCCGGGCTCTGGCAAGTGCTCGTCGTGGCTGATTGCCATTTCGGAAAATACGCCTGGGGGCGGACGACCGGCGGCGACGACTACGACCTCGACCTCGCCGAGCGGTTGGTCGGGCAGGCCGGTGCCGAGCTCCTAGCGGTGGGAGATGCCCACAAGCCCACCCGCAGGACGATTGCCTTCCTGGGCGACCTGTTCCACTACGACCGGCCAGACGGCAGTACCACAAACGGTACACCGCTTGAGCGTGACGGCCGGCTTCAAAAGATGATTCAGGTGGGATGCGACACGCTCTTGGCGATCGTCGAGCGATCGGCTGCTACGGCTCCCACCGATGTCGTGATTGTGAACGGGAATCACGATGAAGTTTTAAGTTGGACGTTCCAACGGATCATGCTTGAGCGATTCCGTGGCTCAAAGGCCGTGCGAGTGAAGGAAGACTTTACGGGCCGCCAGTATCTCGCCCATGGTCGAAACCTGTTGGGCTTTGCTCACGGGCATCGAGCAAAGCGAAAACTCCCGCAGATCATGGCGCTGGAGGCGTCGCAGCATTGGGCCAAATGCCCCTACCGGGAATGGCACACCGGGCATTTCCATTCGCAGGCCGCAGAGTGGCAGCGGCCCATTGAAACGCTCGACGGCGTGATCGTGCGGACGGCCCCGGCCATTTGTCCGCCCGATGACTGGCACAGCGTCAACGGATTCATCGGCTCTCGGCAAGCCTGCGAGACGTTCCTCTATGAGCCTGACGGCGGACTCTCGTCAATGCACGTCGCGTCACCGAGGGCGAAGGCTTGACGCTCCCCGCAGATTACCTCCAGGCAGCCGAGCACCGCGCTCGCCAATTCTCTGGCGCATACACCGGCACCAGCGGCACGCTCGCCGCAGACGTTCTCCATCTCCTCACTGAAAGGGCATCCATGACCGCAACGATCGACAAGCTCACCGCAGAGAACCAATCACTGCGAGACGCCGTCGAGGCCCGGCTTGCGGGCGGCGTGATCGCGGCCGAAGCCGCCTGCTGCGAGGGCGGGCGATGCCATCCCGAGGAAGTGGAGGAGCCGACCGACATCGACGAGCCGGAAACACCGACGATCCCGAGCGACTGGATTCTTCAAGGGGAACGGGAACTCAAGAGCGTTCAGCCGAAGCCCGTTGACATACGTCAACTCGGGGCGGGACTCCTGGCCGACGGCATCCGCCCCGGCTCCCGCGAGTTCTTGGCGGTGCTCGACGAGCTCAAAGACCTGCACATGAAGAAGACCCTCGACTACGGCGTGGACGAGGACGCGCTTTCCAACATTCGCAGCAGTGCCGATGTCGTGAATATGCCCGCCTGGGCGGGCTGCATCCTGCGGATCTCCGACAAGATGCACCGCCTCAAAGCGTTCTTCCGCCGTGGCAAATGCGAATTCGACGGCGTCGAGGACACGCTCAAGGACATCGCTTGTTACGCGGCGATTGCCCTTGTGCTTCACCGCGAAACATACCAGCCATAGCCCCTACGGACGCCGCCGGTTTTCGGCCACGCTAAACGGTCGGAGGCTGACGTGATCGCATCGGCTCACTGGCGGCGAGGCGGACCTGACGGACGCGAACCTATCGCGGCTGCCGGCGAAGTTCTGTCGCTCGCCAAGGGCTACACGAAGACCCAGGAATATTGGGGCAAGGTGACGAGCAAACGCCCGGCGAAGGCATCGCGGGCTGACTTGGAACTGATCGCGTTTCGCCTTGGCTGCACCGTTGAGGCGGCGCGGCGCGCCATCGAACTGGGAATGATCTAGGAGCAACAGCATGGCAGATATTTCGGCGGCGGCGATCATGGCTGCGGCCCAAGATCCGACGACGCTTGAACAGAAGATCCGAGCGTTCATCGTCATCGCCAAGACGAAGGCGAAGGGCGGATTGACCGTCTCCGAGTTTGGCGAGTTGGCGGTTGCTCTTCTCCACGTCGTGATCGACACAGCCGAAAGCATCCCAGCCGACGGGGCCGCCAAGAAGCAATGGGCGATTGACGCTGTCGCCATGCTGTTTGACGACGTTGCTGATTCCTGCGTGCCGCTGCCGGCCAAGCCGATCTGGTTTGTGATTCGACCGACTGTCCGCTCGCTCGTTCTGGCCGCCGCCTCAGGCGCTATCGAAAGCCTCTTGCCACTTGTAAGGACCGCCACATGATCGTCGCTGTTGCCATTGCCCTTCTCGCCGTCGCCGCTGGCGTTTTCTTTCTGCCGCAGTCGAAGAAGCCGCAACCTTCTTTTGTCGTGACGCCCGCGCCGACCGAGCCGGTTTTGGCTGCGAAGACGGTCAGCTACGCGGGGGCGATCAGCGACCTCGCCAACGTGCGGAAGCGGTTGATCCAGACGAGCACGCTCGCCGACGAGCAAAAGAAGGCGATCGACATCCTGACGCTTGCCCTTGTCGCCGGGAGCGACCAATGAACGACGGTCAGAGGAAACTTGTGGCGTTGATGCTGGCAGCCTGTGGCGTGATCGTTCTTGCCATGGGCGGCCCTGGCACACCGCACCCCGGCCCGCAACCAGACGGCGGGCTTGTCTTGCGCGGGAAGTTTGTCGGCATGACGGCCGCCGAAGACGCCGCCACGCTTGCGGCCTACGCCGAGGAGCTTGCCAGCGAAATCGAGCACGACGGCATGTCGCCGGAACCTTTTTTCAAGTCGGGCGTTCACTTCGACGAACTGCGGACCCGCACTCGTATCCTGTTCTGCCGAGGACAAAGCATCGGCGACCGGCAGCCGAAAGTACGAGACATCCTCGACAAGTATCTGACGGACGCCGTCGGCACGTCTGGCGGCCCAATCGCTCCAGAGGATCGGGCGAAGTGGGTGTCGGCGTATCGCGAGATCGGGAGGGCGGCTGCCGATGCCTCGCGATGACCGCGACTATTTCTCCTCGCAGTATTTGCTGTCCTCGATCCTGATCGGGACTGCTGTTTTTCTGCTTGGGCGGGCGTTCATCCGTTTGGAACACGCGGTCGTCGGGCCTCCCAGCAACTTCGGCTACGTTCCCGATCCGGTCGGAACGAAAAAGTTCCTGGCTGAACTGGGGGATGCCAAGTTCTTTTCGCAGGCCGCCCCCGAGGCCATGGAGAAGGTGCAGGAGGTCGACACCTTCCTCTGGAGGGCCATGGATAAGGCGAGCCGCGCCCGGTACGGCAAGCCTTTCGTGGTCGGAAAGCAGGGTATTGGGGACTGCGTTTCATGGGGGGCCATGCACGCAGTTTTCTGCTCCGAATCGATTGATTGGGATCTCGGCCGTTTGCCGGACCCGCCGTTGATGCCGAGCTCCGAAGCAATCTACGGAGGTTCCCGCGTCGAGGCGCGAGGAAAGCCCGGTGATGGGTCCTCTCCTGTCGGCGGCTGGTCCGATGGTTCGTTTGGCGGCGCGGCTGCCAAGTGGCTCCGCGACTGGGGCGCTGTCTATCGCCAGCCATACCCAGAGCTTGGGATCGACCTGACCACCTACAGCCCAGAAAGGGCGCGGCAGTGGGGTGCCTACGGCTGCGGCGGCCAGGGCGACAATGGCAGGCTTGATGCCGTCGCCAAGAGGCATCCTTGCAAGCACGTTGTAGCCGTCCGCGCATGGGACGAACTCGCCGCCGCGATCACCGCCGGTTTTCCTGTGACGATCGCCAGTTCACAGGGCTTCACAACGACGGCGCTCGCATCGCCTGCCGGCGTCTGCGAGGCGTCTGGAACGTGGATGCACCAGATGTGCATCATCGGAATCCGTTTTGCAAAGAACTCGCCGCACGATCCCAGCGCGATTGACGCCGCGCTCATTTTGAATTCTTGGGGTCCGAGCTACATCACCTATCACGGCAAGTTCCCGGCCGATCAGCCCGAGGGCTCGTTCTGGGCGCGGCGTTCCGTGGTCGAAAAAATTCTCGCGCAGGGCGATAGCTGGGCCGTCGGCTCCGTGGACGGATGGAAGTGGCGAGAGCTCAACCACCACGATTGGCTCGCGCCAGCGCCGCCCGAAAAGGTTTCCGCATACCCACGGAAACCCCATACGGCCAAGCTCGTCGCGGGCGTTTTCAACCTAGGACTGTGAGGCAGGAATGTTCTCTCTTGTGTGCTGGTTGGCATTCGGAGCCGTTGTCGGCGGCATAGCGAAATGGTTCATGCCTGGGCGCATCGCCGAAGGCTGGCTGCCTGCGATCGCGCTTGGCATGGCGGGTAGTTTCGTCGGCGGCGTCTTCTTTGGCGGACACCCCGCCGGATGGCTCGGCTCCGTAGTCGCCGCTGTCGTCTTGATTTGGCTCTACGAGCAGTTTGGAGCGAGCAATGAAACGCATTGATCCCCGTCTGGCCGTCGCGGCCTGCATCGTGTCCATGGGCCTCGGCTGGTGGATGGCGTCCTCACCCTACTCGCCGGTCAAGCCTGAAAAGGATCGGCCCGTTCTCAGGCTTCTCGGCAAAGCTGCCAAGTTGGGGCTCTGGGTCATGTGGTTTGCCGAGCCAACCCCTAAAAAGGCGCAGGAAGATCCGCACCTTGTTCATCACTTGCATATCGGCGACGACGGCTATCAGAAGATCGACCACGGCAGGAGCTTCTAGCCATGTGGGAATCCATACTCGCTGCCCTGGCGGCTTTGTCGGCGGAACCGTCCGCCGTGGCTGACGCCCATCCTCGCGCTGCCGCCGCCGTTGCCGCCGCACGGTCGACCATGGCCGTCGAAGCGCCGCCGGCCCCGGCTCCGAAGCCGGCCCCCAAGCCGAAGCCGGGTTGCCCCGATGGCAAATGCGTTTCGGGAGCGTCGCCCGCGACAGTTTCGCCGGCCAAGCCTTGATTGAGCGGGAGGCGACGGTGGGCGACGCTCTCGACACGCTGACCTTACGGGAAGTTTGCGATGCTGTCCGCGAGCAGATCGGCCCGCGCGCGGAGTTGCTCGAGCACACCTGCGACGTGATCGTGACCGAGGTCTGCCGGTGTTGGCCCGAGCGGACCATGGCCGACATCGCCGCCAAGCTGGGCTGCCCGAAAGCAGCCGATCAGGTGCTCGACGCGATCGCCGTCACGACCGCCAAGGTGCGTGAGAACATTGAGGCCCGCTGGGGATGCAAGCCATCGCACAAGGCTGCCCTTGACCTCGTCTTGCGAGCCTGCGTCGTGGAGTTCGCGAACCTGTGGTTCTCGTGCCCCGAGGCGCGCATCGGGATGCGTGCGGTCATCGCCGTTGTCCGCCACTCCAAGCGTTCCGCTTGACGCACAAGCGACAATCGTCCGCCATGTCTGATGTACAGCGGACATTTTTCGGGCAGGACACACCGAAGGCCGCCCCATGCCCCAGCGCAAAACCAAAAAAAGTTCCCGCCGGAAAAAGCCCGATCCGCAGATCGGTCCCAACCAAGGTACGGGATTGGTTGATCCGCATGACCCGCGTCCATGCACATCTCACCTACACCGTCCGGCTCTTCGCAGCACCCGAGACGGCGGGCGGACAGTCTCTTGAGGGCGAGACCTACTCGGCCCGCGCCGCCCGTGGCGATCAGACCCTGATTCACGACGCCTGCATGCTCGGGCGCGACGAGCTCGACGGCATCGTCGCCGAGGTTCAAGCCGCAATGGACGCGGCCCCGATGACAACGGCGCTCCCCGGCACCAGGGCAAAGGTTCTGGAGATGGAGGCCCGAGCGATGCGGGGCCAGTCCATCTTCATCGACGCCGACGCGCGGCCCTAAACGAACGTCGCAAGGTAGTTGTCGAGGCCGATCTGCTCGATCACCTGTTGGGCTGCGGTGATCTCCTCAATGCTGGCCTCGCTGCCCTTCAGCAGTTTGGCGAAGACGATGGCGGATCGCTCGTCGCCGGCCGCTCGTGAGGCCAGGACGTTGGACCGCTCGGCGGTTGCTGCTGTTGTCTCGAGCAAAAGGTTCGCGTCAAGGATGCCGGGCAGGTCGTGGCGCGGCCATGCGGGCGATGCGTGCTCGTAGGTGGGCTGCACGTCGTAGAACTCCAGCCGTTCCATCACCTTGTGCAGATGGCCGCGCTCCTCGTCCACGTCGGCGCGGTACTTGTCGCCGAGCTTGGGATAGCCCCAGCGGTCGAAGTGCTCGGCGAGAGCCTGATAATGCTCGATCGCTTGGAGGTGGAGGCTGACGCTGGTCTGAAGGGCGGCGACGACGGTTTGATCGGGGGTCATGGTTTCTCCTTTGCCCCCAATCGTATAGTCACGGTCAACGAAACGATGGCGGGTGCGGCGGCGCTGGGCTTATCCCTTTCACCAGCGCCGCTGCCCCGCCTGTTTGTTTAGCCGTGGTGCCACCACATCAAAGATTTCACGACCGCAAGCCAAACCAGACCGCCAAAGGTGGTCAGCCCGCCGTTAATCGTGGCGGCTGCCGTGGCTTCTCCTTGTTGTTGTGATCCGATCACAACCAGCACGACCCCAAGCACCAGCGTCAAGATCGCCAAAAGCTGCTGGAACTTCAGGCTTTTACGGTGTTTCTCAATCGTCACATGGCCGCGAACTTCATTGACAGAACTCATCACACCCTCCTTTCGGGGAACCTAACAATTAGCGGGTGGCCCCGCTTTTGGGAACTGGACAGATGTTACGCGGCCGGCCGATCTCCCTGCGGCGGCTTGTCGATGTCGGGCAGGTAGTCCAAGTTGTTTTCCCTGCCGATAATCTCCTCGCAATAGTAGTGGGTTTCGGCCATCTCTTCGCTGCTGTGCCCCAACTGTTTCTTGGCTGAGATCCCGGCCCGCTTCAGATAACTCGCCGTGCTTTTTCTGATCGCGTGAAAGGGCTTGTACGGCACGCCCGCGCACCGGCAGAGCACCTTCAGGCTGGCGTAACACGACAGCATTTCCCGGTCCTCCAGCCAGGGCCACACACGCTCGTTAGGAGCCCCTTTCTGCGTTGCCAGCATCCGAGACAGTTCGGGCGTGATCGGCCGCGTAATCGTCTCCCGGTGGCCTTTACGGGTGGCCGCCAAAAACGTCAGCGTATGCCGCTCCAGATCCACCTCGGACCAGCGGAGTTCCATGACGGCACCAATGCGCTCGCCCGTCTGGAACATCGCCTGAACTTTCGTGACCCAGTACCAAGCCGCTGGTTTGGCCGCGATGTGGCCTTTGCGGGTCTTAGCCGTGGCGACCAGTTTGGCGAGCTCCTCGGCCTTGTACGCTTTCGGCACGGGCTTGGGAACGCGGGGCCGGGCGTAATCGGGGAACTCAATCAACTCACCATCGCTACGCTTCCAGCGTTTCTTGGCAAGCCACGTCCACAGGCTGCGGAGGTGGGCTGAATCCTTCGCCAGCGAAGCCGGGGAAATCAGCTTGTACTTGCTGTGCTGGTGCGTCTGCCTCCACCGGAGGAACTTGGCGGCCGTCAAATCGTCCAGATCGTCCACCGTGGGCTCGTGCCCAAGGAAATCGCGAAACCTGTCCAGCGTGCTCAAATACATCCCGACCGACCGATCCGAAAGATCCTTCAGCGGGGCAATCCGATCCACGAACAACTCTCGAAGCGTCATCATCACTGCATCCTCCTGCTGTGCATCCTGCTGATTCGCCCCCAGACAAAACCTGTCGGGCAGGGCTCCTTGCCAGCCAAAACGGGGATACTAGCGGATAGTGTACGGGCGTTCAACCTACACCCCATCCGTTAAAACAATCGCCCGATTTGGCGGCTGGCCTTAGTGTACAGCGTTTCGAGTAGAATTGGCAAAGAGCGTCGGCGATTTGCTTTGCAATGATCCGACGATAAGATGGGAGCATGATTGCAATGGCAAGCCCCTTTGCGGGTTACATGACTGTCAGGCAGGTGATGGACGAGATCGGCGCTCGCGCCCCGAGCACCGTCACGCGCATGGTCTACGACGAGGACAAGCCTCGACCCGAGGGGAAGCGGCTGGCCGGGACGCTGATTCCAGGCCACGGTTGGATGATCCAGAAAAAGAGCGTGGCCAAGTTCCTTGAGGAAGAGGCCGCTCGGCCAACTGGCGTTGGCTTCCCCAGGGGCCGCGACCGCAGCGGGCAAGACGAAGCCGAAGCAGAGCAGGCCAGCAAGCCAGCCAAGCGGGCTGCAAAGTCATCCAGACCAGCCAAGAAGGCCAAGGGCGGCTGAAGAATTTTCAGAAAAGTGCATTTTCCCCGGCATTTCGACCTATTGCATATGCAACGATCTGCCGATATGATTGGGCATGCGAGCGAATGAGACTCGCGGCCGAGAACTGAGAGGCGAAACGATGACCACGATTCACTACGTCACGGAAATGGTTGAGGCTGCGACCGGAAAGCTGGTTGAGCGGAAGCTGCTGACAGTGAAGTCTTCCAATGCTGCCAACGCGGTCATGGCACGCATTCAGGCCGAGCACAAGTCGAGCCACCGTCGCGGCGAGTTCCGTTGCACGATCACGAAGATGTGGGTCGTCTAAACAGCCTTATTGCCAAGGAGGGCCACATGAAACGCATCAACTGGAGCCGAGCCTTAGAGTCGATGGTGCTAATCCGCCTGGGGCAAGACCTCGGCCACAACACGCCGCTGGCTCGCGCATTGCACGACATGATTGATTTGCTCGCATCTATTCCGCTTAAGTTTTTCTAGAGAGGCACGCATGGACGCTATGGACGGCGGTGATCTTCGCCGGATTCAATACGGATACTGGACGCTCTGGTGCCGCAAGTTCGGCTACCGCAGCTATCGCAACGTGTATGCCGTCTTCATGGCCAGGGACGGCGACGCCTTTCATCAAGAAGTTCACCGCGTCCACGGCGCGCTCGGAAACGGCGAACACTTCGCGGGATTTCTCGTTCGGTCGCAAGTCCGCAAGCATGCCTACGCTGCCCTGTCAGACGCTTTCTGTTCCGGCCTGAAGTCGAATGAGCGCAGGGGTGGGAACTGGGTTGTAGTAGAGGCGGATTCGCCAGAGGCAGCGCTTGCACATGATGACGTTGCCGAGGTTAAGGACGAGATGATGAGCACAGGCCCGACGCACTCGTTTTGTGGCGTGTATTTCATCAGTAACGGTCGCGGGGCAATAAAAATTGGCAGCACAGCATCGAGCGTTACACAGCGACTCAACACGCTACAGGCTGGATCGGCCTACCCGTTGACGCTTGTAGCGCTAATCCACACGACATCGCACAAGAAATGCGAGGCGGATCTGCACGCGAAATGGAAGCATCGCAGGCTTCAGGGCGAGTGGTTTGAACTTGCAGGCGAGGAAGCAGTCCAGATCGCCAAAGAACACGGAGGCTTGGCTGTGATTAGGAGGCTTCAGAGATCAAACCTCATGCCGAAGTGCCGTGCTTGACATATGCAAAGACCGCCGTATACATATGCACCGATCGTCCGAAATGCCAAGCGCTTCGACGCCGCCCGACTGGAATGCTTGTATACCACCCATTGACGATGAACTGCACAGCCGTACATTCCCCAACCAAGCCGCCCACAATGGCGGACGCACCCCCGCAACAAGTTTTCCGCAGGATCAAAAACTACCAAAAACACCGTGCTAAACGGCACGGGGTTGGGGGGGGGGGGGGGGG